CTGAAGCCGTAAACTGACACCATTGTCACTAGCTAGCGGTCGTGTACACAGGCTTCAACGCATACGACCGGCCGCTAGCACAGCGCACCGTCACCAAGGTCAACGACCCGAACACGACCTGGTTTGCGCAAGAGCCACACTGGATCCTGATCGAGGATCTGCTGCAGGGCACCTACGGGATGCGCAAGAAGCATCGCCGCTACCTGCCGCAAGAGCCAAGGGAGCAGGATGAAAGTTACGACAACCGCCTAGCCCGTAGCGTCTGCCCGCCGTATTACATCCGCCTCGAGCGGATGCTGGCTGGCATGTTGACCCGTAAGCCCGTGCGGTTGGATGACACCGCTGACGTGATCCGTGAGCAACTATTCGATGTCGACCTACAAGGCAATGACCTCAACGTCTGGACCTATGAAGCAGCACGAAAGATGGTCCGTTATGGCCACGTTGGCACACTTGTGGATGCACCTGCTACTGGAGGTAGACCCTACTGGGTGACCTACACGCCGCGGCAGATCCTTGGATGGCGCACCGAGACGCAAGAGGGCAAGCAGGTACTGACACAACTACGCCTAGCCGAAGTGGTCACCGTGCCTGATGGCGAGTTTGGCGAGAAGGCTGTCGAGCAGATCCGGGTGCTGACGCCTGGCAAGTACCGGATCCACCGCAAACAAGACAACGGCGACTTTACTGTCGTCGATGAGGGTCGCACCAGCCTGAGCGAGATCCCGTTCACGATCGCCTACGCCCAGCGCCATGCGTTCATGGAGTCGCGGCCGCCGCTTGAGGACATCGCCGAGCTGAACCTGAAGACCTACCAAGTGCAGTCCGATCTGGACAACCAGCTTCACATCTCAGCAGTGCCGATGCTGGCGTTCTACGGGTTCCCGTCTAGCGCTGAGGAGGTATCAGCAGGACCCGGCGAGGCGATTGCATTCCCGGCTGAAGGACGCGCCGAGTACATCGAACCAGCAGGCAAGAGCTTTGAGTCGCAGTTCCGCAGGCTTGAGCAGCTTGCGATGCAGATCAACGAGTTGGGCCTGTCAGCAGTGCTAGGTCAGAAGCTGAGCGCCGAGACCGCCGAGGCAAAGCGCATCGACCGCAGCCAAGGCGACAGCACCATGATGGTGATCGCGCAGAACATGCAGGACATGATCGACAACTGCCTGCAGTGGCACGCCACCTACCTAGGCAATGCCGCAGCCGCAGGCAGCAGCTACGTCAACCGCGACTTCCTCGGCGCACGCCTTGAGCCCGCAGACATCAACAGCCTCCGGGATCTGTATGTGGCAGGCGTCATCAGCCAAGAGACCTTGCTGCGTGAGCTAGCCGAAGGCGATGTGCTGGGCGATAACTTTGATGTGGATGAAGAGCTGGAGGCGACCTCTAATGCGGGCCTTGATCTACAGTCTGCTGGACCGGCTGACAGACTGGCTAGTGGATCTGATGATATGGATGGAGCCGAAGAAGCCGAGGAAACAGGAACTGGACTATACGATATGCAACCTTCCTGATGAGATCCTGGCTGTCATCCGTCTGACCTGGTACAAGGATGGCAAGGCTGATGAGGTAGACGAGCTGCGCATCATGGAAGACGGCCAGAACGGTTACGACGCCTTCGCTGCAGCGGTCCAGGGTGCATTGAACCGGGGCGCTAATGTCAGCATCAGGTCGCAGTACAGGCCCGAGCATCTTGGCATCATTTCATGAGCACACCAGAAGCGCTATACCGCAACGCAATTGACCTGAACCGCTACAGCAACAGCGTTGCGCGGCGCATCATCAATGCCTACAACGACATCATCATTGACGCTGTCAACCAACTGCGCACCATTGATGAGTTGGCAGCACCGGTCAAGGCGGCACGGTTGCGGGCGATCCTGGCGCAACTGAAGGACAGCCTCGGTACCTGGGCAGGTGATGCGACCGAGCTAACGGCGACTGAGCTGCAAGGCATCGCGCAGTTGCAGTCTGAGTTTGTCACCGACCAGTTGCGGCGTGCGCTGCCTGCTGGTGCTCGGGATGCGGTGCGCACGGTTGAGATCAGCCCGCAGTTTGCGCAGAGCGTGGTCACGACCGATCCGACGCAACTCAATGTGGTCGCGCTGTCGGATGACCTGTTCAAGTCGGTCTATGGCGCAGAGGCCCTAGCGCAGCAGGCTGGTACTGGCACCTTCAGCCTCACCGCGGCCAAGGGTGCAACGATCACGCTACCCAATGGCGAGGTGATCAGCAAAGCCTTCAGGGGCATTGCGGTGGATCAGGCTGAGCGGTTCTCGCAGGTGGTCCGGCAGGGGCTGCTGACTGGTGAGCCGACGCCTGCCATTGCTAAGCGGCTGATCGGCAGTTTGCAGTTCGGCGAGGAGGGCAAGACCGTCAGGCAACTGGTGGCCGCAGGCGGGCAAGCCACAGCAGTAGCGGACAACCAAGTGGTGGCCCTCGTTCGCACGAGCATCAACCAGGTGGCCAACACCGCCAGCCAACAGGTGTATGAGGCCAACCCAGACATCACCAGCAAGTATCGCTACGTCGCCACGCTTGACACCAGGACCAGCGCGATATGCCGGGCGCTTGATGGGAAGGAGTTCCCATACGGCAAAGGACCGACACCGCCGCAGCATTTCAACTGCCGCAGCACAACAGTGCCGGTGATCGACTACGAGGGCCTTGGGTTCACACCACCACCAGAAGGCACCCGCGCAAGCGCTGGCGGGCAGGTGCCGGCTGACACCACCTACGGCGAGTGGTTAGCTAAGCAGCCGCTGGCGGTCAAGGCAAAGGCCCTCGGCGCTGGCAAGGTGGCCTACTTTGACAAGCTGTCCGAGAAGTACGGCCCTAGCGCAGCGATCACGAAACTCGTCCGCGATGATGGGTCAGAGCTAACCTTAGATCAGTTGCGCGCTAGGTACGGTGCCGTTAAAGAAAGGTAGCTCCCAGAAGACCATCTCGGCCAACATCAAAACCGAGATGAAGGCCGGCAAGCCGCAAAAGCAAGCCATCGCCATTGCCCTCTCCAAAGCCGGCAAAGCCCGTAAACCCAAAGGTAAAAAGTGATGCCTAAGTACACCGGACCAGCCAAGCCTCAAAAGCCCATGCCCAAGAAAGGCGGCAAGAAGAAATGAAACGCGGCGACCGGGTTAGCTGGAATTACCAAGGCACGCGCACCTTTGGCGTGATCACCAGCATTGGCGGCGAGCGGGAGACCATACCAACGCAAGGCGGTGGCAGTGTCACCCGCGTCGGCAGCATGGACGATCCGATCGTGCGGATCAAATCCGAGTCAACCGGCAACGCGGTCATCAAAAAGCGGTCAGAGCTGAAACCTGCACCACGGCGATGATCACCTACCGCGGCGAGCAGTTCGAGGGTTACAACAAACCCAAGCGGACACCAGGGCACCCGACTAAGTCCCATGTGGTGCTCGCCAAGGAAGGTGAGACCGTCAAGCTGATTAGGTTCGGTCAGCAGGGCGTCAGCGGTAGCCCACCGCGTGAAGGCGAATCAGCCGCGGCCAAGGCTAGGCGAGAATCGTTCAAGGCAAGGCACGCCAGTAACATTGCCCGCGGGAAGATGTCCCCGGCTTACTGGGCGGATAAGGTGAAGTGGTAGCTGATTCTTGCTGGTGAATCCAGTCCTTCAGCTCTGACACATACCCCCGCAGCTCATGTGCTTTGGCCGCGTGCCAGCCGTTGCCGGTGCTGCGGTACAGGTGCTCATGGCGGTCGATGGCATTAAGGCACGCCTTGATCAACGGGTTCCACGGTTCACGGATTGGTGTGTCCCATTCCCGTGCCATTGCCGTCTAGCTGATACGATGGCAGCGTACTTAACCCTGCGGGTTATTCATGTCGGATGAAACACAAACCCAGGAGCCTGCGGCGACTGAGGATTTGCAACGAAGCGTTGAAGCATTAGAACGCAAGAACAAAGAACTGATTGCTGAACTACGCGCTGCAAAGAAAGGGCCTGCTGTTCCTGATGGCGTAGATGTCAATGAACTGCTGGAGTTCAAGCGCAACTATGAACAGCAGCAGCTTGAGTCGCAAGGCAAGTATCAAGAGGCGCGACAGGCTCTGGAGCAGCAGTTCCGTGAGGCGACGGCGGAAAAGGACCAGCGCATTGCGTCACTCGAGGCCCGCGTGCGTGAGCTGGAGCTGGTCACACCAGCCGTGACGGCATTGGCTGACATCGTGCACGACCCAGACATGGTGCTCAAGACCAAGCTGAGTGCCGATCAGATCGAACGCGATCCTGATGGCACTGTCGTCGTCGTTGATGGGTACCAGCGCACACCAGTCAGCGAATGGGCCAAGACGTTGCCGGCATGGATGCAAAAGCAACCCAAGCCGCAGGGTAGTGGTGCGCCATCTGGT